TCTATAACTGCATTATCTACAATTAATCCATAATTACTTGTACTTTGGTCAACACCTCTTATTCTTAATCTTACATTGGAGGCGGGAATACAAGCAATTCCTACATTGCCACCTTGCGGGTTAAGTAATAAATTATATGCATCTGTGCTTCCATCGTTCCTTTGTGATTGTATCCAAGTGTTACCGCTATTACCGATACCAATATACATACCATAAGCACCATTAGCAGATAAGTAACCCATAGTTCCTGTTGCAGTTCCAAGCGTTGCATTTTCAAAGTTTGCAGATGCTTGAACATTTAATCTTGCACTTATATTACTTGTTCCGATTCCAACGTTACCACTTGTCTTTTTTATGGTTAGTCTTGTAGCTACTCCTGATTCATCTATATTTAAATCACCATTACCATTTATATTTATACCAAAATTTGCAGTAGGGCTTATAGACCTAAATAAATTAATATGTGCATTATTATTATTAGTTATAATTACCCCTCCTGTTGCTGCACTTGTTAAAGTTAAATCCCCATTTGCCGTTACACTACTTGAGAATGTAGCAGCACCGCCTTGAGTAATATTTAAAACATTTTTAGGAGTGCCAGCATTATAAGTATCTATATTAAATCCATTACTTAAATCAGTTCTTATTCCCCAATATCCATCAAATCCAACAAAATTATAATTAGGGTAATTAGTTACATTTCCAATATCAATCGTATTAGACCTTGTAGATGGAGAAATAAAATTTAATCCTCTTACAAAACTTGAGAACGTAGCACTTGTACCACTTAAAGCACCAGTTAAAGTTCCACCCGCTAAAGGCAAGTAAGTACTTGATGCTGCGCTTGTAGTTAAGTAAGTGCTTGAGTCTACCGATCCGTCTGCTTTTAAAAACTGACTTGAGGTACCGCCATTCTTAACTAAAGTAGTTGCGTTTAATGTACCTATGATAGTTGCAGCGTTACCACTACCGCTTGTTTTGTTTATATATAAACCTTCGCCGTTACCGCCTTTGGTTATGTTTAAAGCTATGCCGCTACCGCTTGAATGATTAATAGTGAAGGTATCACTACCACCGCTTGATGCAAAGCTACCAACTCCGGCAGTTAAACTATTTGTGCCTAAGGTTACATTCCCCGTTGCACCGGTATAAGGCACATAAGTAGATGCAGCCGTTGCCGTGCTTAACTTGTTGTTAAATGTATTCCAGTCCGTACTGCTTAAAGCACCAGTTGCAGATCCGCTAGCAAGTGCAAGACTTAAAGCTTGCGTGCTTAAGCTTAGACCATTTGCCGTGCCTATTGTAACCGCCGCGTGCCTTGCCGCCGTGTTAGCAGCTACGTCCGTATTTGCGCTTACGCGTCCCTCGGTATAATAAAGGTTTGTGTTCTCCGTTACTTGGCTTGTATTATAATCACCACTGGTTGCACTTACTGCTCCGGTGCGTCCGAATACCGAACTTACGCCGGTAACTAAGCCGCTTACATTTCCGTTAAGCTTTTGTATTGCTTGCAAGATAGTATCCGTTGCAGCCACCACACCCGATCCGCTTGTATAACCAGTTAACGTTGATCCTATTGCTCTAGCGTTTGTAAAATATAAGTTTGTGCTTTCTGCAATATCGTTAGTAACTAAACTAACCGCGCCGGTGTATCCGTTAACCGAACTAACCGCGTCGGTGTTGTCTACCTTATCCCAGGTCGTGCCGTTAAATATTATCCAGTCACCAATTTTCCAGTCCGTAATTCCGTTTATGTTTGTACTGCCCGCCGTTGCAACTACATAATAGTCGCCTTTAGATCCTACGCTACTAACAATAGTAGGTGTGTTAGTTGATGCGTTCCAAGTACCCTCGTACATAACGCCACCAACTAAAGCACTAATTTGATTTTGAACTTTTCCAAACGCACCCAAAATACTATCCGTGTCTGCAATGGTGCCGCCGCCTACTAAATTAAGTCCAGTTAAAATCTTACCCGTCACCGCGCTATTAACTAGCGTTGGGTTAGCGTAAGTACCGCTTAACTCACCGCCCGCAGCTATGCCGCTTATAGTTGTTAAATATGTATTGTTGTCGTAGCTTATAGTAGTGCCGCTAATCTTTACAAAGCCGGTGCCGTTAAGAGCCGCTTGCTTGTTATTAAAGGTAGTCCAATCGGTGCTACTTAAATAGCCATCGCTTGCGCCGCCCGCCTGGCTTATGCTTACTACTCCGCTCGTTACACTAATTGGCAAAGTACCGGTTATTGCAGCCCTTGCACGTGCATCGGTATAATAAAGGTTTGTACCTTCGCTTAAATCCGTAGTACTTTTACCACTAAACGCAGTATTAAATCTTGTCGCCGTATAATATAAGTTAGTATTTTCCGGTACTGCTAAAGTGTCTAAAGTTTGAAAGGTCTTGTCACCTCTATAATATTGCGCCGTTGTACCGCTTGCTAAAAAATTCTCTTTGTTATTAAACGTATTCCAATCGGTAGCGCTTAAATATCCGTCCGTTGTTGTATTACTTTGAGCAATACTTATAACACCACTTACCTCACTAATCGGAGCCGTGCCACTTATAGCACTATGCACTCTTGCATTTGTAAAATATAAATTTGTGCCTTCGGTTACTTGGCTTGTTGTATAATCACCATTTGCCGAAATTACCGCACCCGTTCTACCGAATACGCTAGTTACTGCGTCGGTGTTATCGTCAGTCCAGCTAGCGGTAATTGTGCCGCCGTCTTGCTGGTTTAAAGTTAAAACTTTAGTTGTTGTACCCGTAACCGCTGCACTATTGATTTTATCATTATATGCAGCATCCCAATTAGCAGTATTATCCGTTAAGTATGAAATCGTGCCACCGGTAGACTTAACTATTCCGGTGCCGTTTAAATCGTCTTGCTTTGCATCAAGCATCACTTGCGTCGGTATAACATAACCGCTCGCCATGCTAAATATACCGCTTGCACTATCGTAGTTAATACCAGTAATTGTTTCGCTTATCGCGGCTCTACTACGTGCGTTAGTATAATAAAGGTTTGTGCCTTCCGTAACTAAGCTAGTAGTATAATCGCCCGCTTGTCCTACTACGTTACCAACTCTATTAAATACACTAAAAACGTTACTAGGCAACGGATAAGCACCCGTTTGGGTTACTATATTTACAACCTCTTCGGTTACGTTTACTTCTATTATTTCGTCGCTTACGTTTATTATTTCCATTATACTTTGCTTATGTCTTCTTGAACAATAAAGTTACCCCAAATATATGTCTTGACCTCGCCACTTGGGAAGGTTACATTCATATCGTAGACGTATGATCCAGCCGCTACGTCTACTATTTTATTTAAGGTTATTTGGTTACTACTTACACCGCCTATGCTTATGCTACTATTAGCGGTGCTTAATGTTAAAACAACGCTTGCGCTTGCCGGTGCCGGTCTTACTTGTATTAAAATAGTAGAGCCGCTTAAGTCTACCGGTGTAGTGTCTGCAAGTATTGCAAATACTTGGCTCCAAGTATCATTACGCCATATCTTTACATTATATTGCGCTGGTCTTAAATCCGCGCTAGTGCTATTACTGCAACTCATTTTTTTATGGGTTTAATGGTATGTCACAAGCATCAAAATCGGAAAAAGTGGTCATGTCAAAACTAAGTTCAACACCGGCCAAATAGTCTTCAAACTTATCGCTTATTAAATTATATGTTATATTGTCATCAATTACCCAATTGTTCGCGCCGTTTCTTAACTTACTAATAATGTCCGCGCAAATCTGCAACTGATCGCTAGTTACATCGTCCTCGAATTCTCGCTCCATTCCGGACTTATCTAAAAACCAAAGGGTTAAATTATATTTTTGTTCACGCCCTACATTCAAGCTACCCGAATTAACCGCATAACAAGCAACTGGAAAAACCGGCTGGCTATCCGCGAATAACCACTCGCGCGGCGTCGCACTCTTTACGCTTTTTATCATCGCGTGCGTGTCGAGTATCGTCTTTATGTTCTTTATTACTTGGTTGTAGGTCATTAAATTTTTGTTTTACTTTGTCTAAAAACTCACGCTTATAGCTTCGTACTTTCATAATAATCGTTAAAATTATACGGCAAATCCAAGTTATTAACTTTGCGTCTATTATTGCCTCGGCCTAAATAAATAGGCGAGGTGTAAGCTTGTATCTGCGGTGCAATTACATCGTAACCTCCACCGATTGTAAGATACTCTTTAAACATAGTAGAATTTTCTCTTAAATAATCTATAAGCCTTTGCTTATAAAATTCGCCGTTACTCATGTACTTACGCTCAAGTAAATCTAGTTGGCCTTTGCTTGGGCTGCTACTATCTTCGCTAGTCTTTTGCATTACGCCTTTACTAAAAAATTGAAAGCTAGTGCTTATAACCATTTCAGCAATTGTAAACCAACAAAGCGCATCCGTTATATAGTTATCAAGCAAGTTCTTTTCGTCCTGGCTTAAGTCACCTATTTCAATGCCGTCTTGTAATCTATTATAGAAGGTGCTACCAAGCGCCGGCATAATATACTTATCTTGCGCTAACTTAATAACGGGCTTTATTTGCTTGCCATCAATAGCATCGCTTATCGCGGTGCGGCTTTTAATTAAAGTCTCGTTTATAAAAAGTATGTTTAAACTCATTGCTTATTTTTTTCTAGTTACTATTTTTACATTCCAACGATGGCGACAATATGGTCTATGGTTGCCGTTAGGCTCCGTAAACCAACCGCCTCTACGATCCCAAACCGAATAACCTAGACGCTCGCTTATGTTCTCTATGTCGGCACGGCTCCAAAGCTTAGTCTCGGCTAGTTGTAACATTCGCGCACAAAATGGTCTATTCTTATCATCCTTCGGCCCATAGTAAGTATATCTTAAAAGCACCTCGGTCTTAGTAGCTTTGTCGCCACCAGGAATTTTTTTAAGTGGCTCGGTTAACTTTCTTACTACCGGTGTATAATTAGGGGCTAATATACTTATTTCCATACCGGTTTGGACTAAGTACCCCTCAAGCTTTAGCGCCTCTAAAGCATTATCTATTTGTTGCACGCTTTTGTTAAGCACCTTAGCTAAAACCTCCGGCGTTATTTTTTTGTCTTTGCTAATTAAATCTAGCACGTTTGCTTTAAGAACGTTAATCTCTTCGTCTGCAAACTTCTCGTAGTTTCTAGCTTCGTGCGTTTCTACTACGTCAAAGTCGTTAACATTATCGCCACACGCTGCAAACTCATTAAGTAATAATTCGTCTTGCATTGATGCGAATGCTTGCTCCGTTGCTGGATCATCGTCCACACCTAAGAACGTATTAACATCGTCCTCGGTAAATCCAAAACCATTCTTAAGCATTAAGCTAGCTTGCGCTTTATTAATCTTGCCATTCGCAAACTGACGCACAATACGCATAACGTTTTGGTGCTGACGTCCGGTTAAGTTTTTAATAGACTCATTTGCAGCCGCTATCGGTTGCGATGCAATCGTATTTCCGCTTGCATCTATTGTAATGTCTTTAGGTACTAAGCCGGCTAAACTTCTAATTTCATCGCTTGTCATACTTTCTAGAACCTTATTAGCTACCAACGGACTAAGTGAATTAATGTTATCGCTGATAATTTGCGCTTGTGTTTTAACGCTTGTATCTAGAGCCTCCTTACCCATCAATTCTCTTATTTCATCTTTAGTCAAATTAGCAGCCATAATAGCCTCCGTAAATTCAAAGCTTAAAGGTTCTACTGGTATAATTGTATGCTCACCAGGAATGCCGGCTAAGTTCATAAGCTTACTAAATGTAACTTCATGTTCTTGCTGGCGTTCGTTAACGTATGTGTTTTGGAATATTTGGTATGCGTCACGGATTTCGCTACGGCCTCCTAGTTGCCCTTCGGTTTTAATACCAAATAACATAGGGCTTGTAACTTGATGGCAACTAAATATCTCTTGTTGTATTAAATTATTGACGTTTGTAAAGTCCTCTTTTGTTAAACTTGTTTCGCCAAGGTCAACAATGTCTACTGCATTTTCCCTTGATGGGTTAAACGCAATTACTACGCGATCGCCGTCATGGTTTGTAAATTTCTTTTTTAAATCCATTTCAACATCGGCTTGCTCCTCTTCTTGAGGTAAGCCATTGTTAAAATTAATTAACTTAGTAGCGACAAAGTTATGCTTTGCATTACCTAGAATGTGTCTACTTACTTGAATATCACTTTCTATATAGTTAAGACCTTGAAAATAACTAGGTAACGGATATACGTCACTCTTAGGATTGTACTGCTTAACATATAAAATCTGCGCACCCGTTGGATTGTTAATGTTAAACGCTGGGTATTCTCTAGGCTTTTCTTTAAAGTCACTTAGAGTCCAATCGTTCTTAACATAAAAACAACTTAAATCTTTGCTTGCTCTTACCTTTTGGAATTCTAAATGAAACACATCTTTAATAACACCTAAGGCGTTATAAATAATTTGTAAGTAAAAACCGCCATGCAATTCATCGTCTAAGATAGATCGTTTTAAAATTTGGTTCCAGGTCTCGCCGTGGGTGTTGGCTTTTTGAGTTATGTCCTCAAATCCCTTGCCATAAATGTAGTTAACCT